ATGTTGTTGGCTTACTTTCATTTATCATTGTGGGTTTCTTACTTTAGGTCTAATTATTTTAACTTCGTCTGTATTTCTATTCATAAAATACTCTTTCATTTTCATCTTCTCTACCTCTCGTTCTACGCTTAATACTTGTAGGTTATCTAGTCCAAGTGTAAAAGCACCGTCATAAGCCGAAGCTACCACGAATCCCTTATGAAGAAGTGGGGCTACTCCAGGCTGTTTTGTTGTATCTGAAGCTGTAAAGTAAGATGGTGTTCTTTGGAAATAGAATTTAAGACCAGCTGTAACACTTATATCTGGAGTTGGGTATAGTCTAATTATATTATCAGCAATTTTATCGTAAAAGATTGGTGTTGAAGGTGTCTTATGGAATTCATTTAAAGCTCCTTTGATTTCTGCTTGGTCAATTACTTTTAATTCTGTGTAGTTTCCCTCATCATCAAGCATATCTATTCTTGTTAGGTTTAGAATTGAGTTGCCTTGTTCATCTACTAGGAAAGAGTAGTCTGATTGGTTTGCTATTAGGTTTGTTGTACCAATAGGAAGATGAGAATGATTTGTATCATCCCATTGAAAACGTCTGTCTGCTCCTATTGCATAACCTGTTATTTCATCTAACCAGTCATTTACAGAGTTAGTTATGTTTTTAGTAGACCATTGAGTTGCGTCTACTCTCATTATTTTTCTGGTTCGTTCTACGATTCCAGATTCATCTGTGTTATTAGAAAATTGCATATTTTTAGTTCCACAACTTACTTATATTATACCACAGTGAATAAAGTTGCTTCCCCATTCCAGTAGCTACCGTTGTGGTGTAATAGCTACTGGGAAAGGGAAACTACCCTTTCTTGTCGAATTTGGTTTTCCAATCTTCTAGGTGACTGAAAATCGTACCAACAACCTCTCCATTTTCTATCTTTACTGATTCAAAATCCTCATACTTATCGACAATAAACTTACTCATTATGTTTCTAGCTAGGGGAATTATCTTATCTGTATATTTCTGTGCCTTTAGAGCAATTTTATTTCTACCGTTTTCCAATTCCCCCTTTTTCTTATCAAGTTCTCGGTATGCGTCTATTTTATCCTGTGGAACTTCTTGCATTAACTTATCTGATATTTTCTTTTTAACTTCTGACATTCTTTCAGATAGTTTATTGAACTCATCTGTTACCTCTTGGGCTTCCTTTTCTATCTCACCCAAATCAACACTCTTTTCTACTACTTGGATTTCTTTATCAATAACCTCCATTTCCTTTTCTATCTCCTCTATTTCAACACTAACAGCTCTACCTTTTTCTATTAGCTTATTCTTTTCTGTTAGAGCCTTGAATAGTTTATCGTCTTCAATCTTGATTGTTTTTGGATACATATTTATTTAATTAGTAGCTTCTTGTAAGCGTCTTCCCATTTATGAGCGTGTTTCTCTATATTGTATTCTTCTTCAACATATTCTTTTGCTTTACGACCCATTTCACGCCTTAAGTCTTTATTGTTTATAAGTTTCTCTATTTGCTCTATCCATTCCTCGGTTGTATCTGCTAGTAATAGATACTCAGTGTCTTTTGGATTTTGTTGGTATGGACTATCTCCAGTCGGAAATGCTTGACAGATACTTGGTATTTCAAACATAGAGTTCTCTAGGAATTTTAGGTTTGACTTACAACGATTGAAGTATGTGTCTTTTCGTGGAATGATAATCATATCTAATCGTAATCCATTTAATGTGTCGTAGTATTCTTCTGCTGGAACGAATGGTTGCCATTCTACGTTTACACTATCCCAAAACTTATATTCTTCTGAGTATAGTTCTCTTACAAGTTTATCGTTCTTATCAGGTGGCATTGAGAATAGAACTAATCTAACCCTTGGGTCGTTCTGGTAATGCTCTACAATGGGCTTAAGTACGTCCATATCGTCTGTAATACCCACAGAGCCTGTTATACCTATTCTTATCACATCTGTGTCGTTCTTGAGTGGCTCATCAAAGTAGAATGGGTCAATACAATTAGGTAGTACAGCGACATTATCATTTAATTGTCTGTATTCATTAGCTAGAAACTCTGTTGAACAAGTTACAAGGTCTGCAAACTTAATAAACTCATCCGTGTGTTCATTTAGAGATTTAATACCTCTCTTAAATCTCTCCTCATCCATAAACTCTGTGAACTTAAAACCATTTATTTCCTTATATGTGTCATCGTTATCGTAAACAATCTTTTTACCAAGAACTCTTAGATTTTTAGCGAGTTCTAGCTTCATTGCTTCCTCTGCTCTGTGAAAAACTACTATATCCGATGCTCTTGCAGCTGCAACCTTGTTTTCTGGTGTTTTTCTATAAGCGATTAGTGTTGTTCTGTCCCCATCCCAGCCATTTGCTATTAGTGGAAGTAGGCAACGCACGTTATAGCACCCTTCAAGTCCACTACTAATAAAGTAAGTTCGCATATTATTTCTCTAGTAGCTCTAGTTCAGCTTTCATTTGTTGGATTTTGAGCTTTTTTAGTTCTTCTAATTTAATTAAGTTTGCTTTAGCTTCGTCTATTTGCTGTTGAATTGTTAGCGGTGAACTTTGTGAAGGTTGAGGACTTTGTACTTGCTGTGATTGTTGAATATTATCCTCGTTCCTCTCAATAATCTGCTTAGTATCTTTATTGATTATGTTTCCGTTTGGGTCAATTCTTACCCGTTCCTTGTTTATGTTAGGTGATATTACCACATTTCCCATAATTGTTTTCAGATTTCCCCTCATATCTCGCAATCTGATATGAGTATGAAGGGAAACAATTAGTTAATAATTGATTAGACTTGTGTAAGGATTCTTACCCCTGCATTGTCTCGGTTTTCTACTACACCGTAAAGCAAATCTGCTGTTGTAAGTGTTGATAGATATTCAGGAACGTAGTTTGATTGTACTCTAACTCCGTATTTTCCTGTCATTGATGAACCTAGTGAACCACCAGCACCCAACGGAGATGTTGCGAAGTGCAAAGCATCTTTGTGAGCTAGAGCGTTATTTCTTCCTGTTGTTCCTGAAACATATTGAATGTTGTTAGAAACGTAAACTGGAATACCGTAAAGTGAAGCCTTTGGTAATTTTGCTGTTGGGTCATTTACTGGGGAGTTGATTGCTAGTGAGAATTTATCAAGATTTTGTACTTGTTTCCAAAATACTGATGGACTCATAAAGAATGCAACGTCTGCAGTTGTGTCTATTCCTACTGTTTCAAGAGCAGAGATAGCAGCTCGGATGTCAGAGTCAGCTAGTGCAGTTGTTGAAGCTCCTACTGATGTAGAGAATCCTGCGAACAATGATGCGATAGCTACTTCTAATTTCTTTGCCATTGTGTAACCAGCGTTCATAGCGTACTTCTCTTGGATGTAGTATGAATGTTTAGCTTGAGCAGCTTCCTTATCTTCGATAGCGAAAGATACTTCAAACCATTGGTCAACTGTTAGTGTTATTTTTGTTTCTGTAGGTGCATTTAGTGTAACCGCTGTTGCATTTGACTTAGCATTTGCAGACATTTCTGTCATGTTCGGTGTATAAAGTGCTGAACCTCCTCCTGCTAACTCACCGCTTCGGTCTGTGAAGAAGTCTGCTAGCATTAACTTCAGTTTAAAGAAGTCGTTAATTTTTTCTCCCCAAACTAGTGGAATCATTTCCGCTAGAGTTGTAGAAGTCATTGATGTTGTTGGGAATGCCATATTTTAATGTTACTTATTTTGTTCTTGCCATAGTTTAAAGTGGTCGTCTTTGGACATACCAGATTGAAAACCTTTTGTTGCTTGAACAGAACTTGAGCCTTTTGATGCACCAAGTCTAGCATCTCTTTTTCTATTCTTCTCCTTTAAATCGGTTTGGAATGATAAAAATAATGGGTCTTTTAGTGCTTCAGTTAGTGATACTTCTCTCCCTTTTGCTACCACCTTAGCTTGTTCTATTTCCTCGTCTGATAAACCACGAGCGATTAGCTTTAATTCTTCAGCTTGAACATTGTTGTTAATGTTTTGTTCTTTTTGTTTAACTTGTTTCTTACTTGCGTCATAAGCGATTGCTTTACGTTGCATAGCACTAAACTTAGCTTTTGAGATAGTAATTTCTTCTTCCACTTCGGATTCCTCCTCTGCTTCTGTTTCTTCTACTTCCTCTGACACTTCCTCTGCTTCCTCCACCACAGTGTCCTCTTGTGGCAATAATACTTCTTCGTTATCCATGATGAGATTCGTTAAAGTTAAACGTTCAGTTGGGAACGATACCATTATAATGTTACCTTTTGGTGGGTAGTATAACCACTACTCGCTTTGATTTATTCTAGGAGATTCTTTTTTATTCTTGTGTAGGTCTTCTATTTCATTTAGAGTTATCTTAATTATATCATACGCATTTGCGTAGCCTGAGACATCCTCACCTTTAAGCACCTTAGATATAATCTTTTGCTCTAGTTTAGAGTTCATAAATGAACGTATATCATTTAGTGTTGCTGTGTCTTGAGATAATTTAACTAAACTTTCCATAATTATTGTTGTGCCAATGGTAATGTTGATGTTGTTTGTTTTTCAAGTGCAGAGCCATTTGATATTGGAGACTTAGAAGTTCCTGTCTGACTAGCTCCTTGCATTTGTGTTTGTAGTGGTATTGGTTGGAAGTTTAAACCTGATAGCTCTAGCATTTCATTAAAGATTCCAAGTAGTGTTGGGTCGCTTAGGATTGCTGGATTACTTGAGATTTGTGTCATAACAGTAAATAGAGATTGAAGTATAGCGTCTTTGTTTTTCTTTTCTCCTGTTGGGTCAATAGTTACTCTTGCTTCAAATCCTTTAAAGTATCCATCTGGTACATCAAGGTATCTTCTCTTTCCGTCAATCTTTAGGAACTCTTTTTGTCCAGCTATATATGATTCATATTCCTCTCTTGATGGGAATTCTCCACTTAGTATTCTTTGTTTAACTAGTTCATTTGCTTCTGATACTGAGAAAGCCTCGTCAATCATAGCTAGTTCTTCATTTGAGAAATCAGATGCTAGTATATGTTGTTTATTTATTTTCTTTATCAAGAAAGGTAGCACCCATTCCATAAATACTTCAGTCCAAAATATACCAGCTTCTTCTCGTCTATAGTCAAAGAAAGATGATGCTTGTGCTGATTGAATAGCTGTTGAGCCGAGCGGTGTTCCTGATGGTAGCGTTTCACCTGTAACTGCGTCAAACGTGTTTGTTGAGCGTTCGTATTGTGTACTCCACTTCTCTACTAGATTTTGGAACTGTGGTAGTGATGATGGTACAAGGTTCATTACTTCTGTTGATGAGCCTTCTTCTACATCAAATATAGTACCAGTGTCAGAGTCAGTTAGAATATTGTTACCGAATTTCTTAGATGTTGTTTTAATGTAAACCTTTCCAGCTAAGTCCATAACATTCTTTTCTGCTATGATTGCGTCATTAGTCCACATTTGGGCCTCAAAACCATCTTCCACAATTCCTATACCTAGTCCTCTACCATAAACATCATCCCATGGTAAATACTTGTATGGCATTTCATCTTCTTCTTCAAACCATAGAACTACTTGGTCTTGGTCTTGGTGTCCAGCAATAATGAATGACATTTGTTCGTAGACATTCTTATCTCCGTCTTTCTTTTCTGGGTTTAATGTCTGTGGAAATTCTCCGTGTACTTCATATATTGGAACTTTCTTTTCACTTGCATCTGTCCCCTCCTTTCTTGTCTTTGTTGCAAGCTCCATAGCATCTTCTACGTTATCCCAAATACCTATCTTTTTAGATAGTTCGCTTGGCGACATATAGTGAATTTCAACAATAGCTCCATCTAATATGTTTACTTGGTCTGTGATTGTATTCTTCCAGTTGACCACCTCAATTTTTAGATTATCATCTTCAATAAACTTTTTAACTAGAACTCCACCATACTTTGCTCTAGTCTTTCCTGCTTCATTTAATACCTTAGAGAAGTTGGACTCTTTCATCCACTTGTATATCTCGTGGTTTAATACCAGTGAGCGTATTCTCTCTGTTGGGTTGTCTGATTTAACTGTAATGTCTTTAACGTCAAGGTCAGTCGCTCTCGTTGCAACGTTTACTCTAAACTTTGATATGTTATAGAAAGGCTTAATTCTACCCAGCTCATCTTTCTGTCCATTGATGTATTTACTATTCCAGTAGAACTCTATCTTTTGCAATACTTCGTTTTGGCTATAGTAAAGACCCTTTACTATTTGTATCGGGCTTGTTTCATAATCACTTATTAGCTTGTTTACTTCTTCAAAGATTTTCTTGTTATCCATTTTGTTGGCTGTCCCACAACAAACAACAGTTATTTTAATATTACTAATTATACCACACTACTCCACTTGGTTTTTCTGCATTTTTCTATGGTGTAAGGCTATCCTCATCATTCTCTGTTTTTCTCCGTCTTCATCATACGGTTTCTTTATTGATGACATAGCGTATCTTACTGCGTCTAGTACGTGGTCATTACCACCTTCTGGTATGTTTAGTATTTTACCATCTCTATCGGTTGACCATAGGTAGTTTCTATATTCCTTGATTAGATTTACACTTCTCTTGGTTACAGATATTTTCTGTGATTGTATGTATTGAATTCCTTGAGTGATTGAGCCAGCACCCTTTACTGCTGGTAGCATTGTTATACCGTAACTTCTTATCTCGTCTATACTCTTAGGCTCTGCACTATCAGCTATAACAGGTGATACATCCATTAGGTCTTTTATTATATCTACTATGTTTTTGTTTGATAGTCCTTTTTGGTATGTTATTTCGTCTAGTATATATCCTCCATTGTAGAAATACACAGCAACAATGGCTGTTGGGTCGTTTGTGTATCCAAAATCTAATCCATAACGTTCTAGTCGTGCTTCGTGTGGTATATCGTCTACTATTGCCCAGTTCTTATATATCTTACCCTCTACTTCTCCGAGTTGTCCGAGTCCATATACTTGCCACCAACCAGCTCTATTCTTTCTGGCTTCAATAGAGCTTACAATCTCCTTGCTTAATGCCTCATTGTCTTTATAGGTTAGTATTATATGTTCAAAGTCTGAACGGTGTCCCATTATGTCTGTAAAAGCCCAGAACTCATTTGTTGGGTTGAAATCTAGTATTATAAATTCTTTTGTACGAACTTCTAGTTGGTCAAAAGCGTCTAGTGTCATATTATTTGCTTCGTTCATAAAGCACCTATCACGTCTAGCACCTCTTAGTTTATCTGATTGGTCTGCTGAGAAGAACTCTATCTGACTTCCTGTTTCAAATGTATATGTACTATCTGTTGCGTTCCATAAACTATCATTCCAGTAGTTATGCCCCTGCATTATGTTTTTAAAATCTCTTATAGCTCCACGTTTAAGGTGTGGTGTTGATTCAGCTATGATAGACGTTAATGTCTTCTTCTTATCACTTTGAGCCATAGCAATAAGGTAAAGCAATATGCTTATTGTTTTAGAGGCGGAAGTTCCACCTTGAACTATTCTAATTTTCTTAGATAGTTTCGCTATTTTCTTTGTTGCTGTTGTTTGAGAAAACATCTAATTGCATTATTGGGGTTGGTAAATCCTTACCGTTAGTTGTTACGTCTGTTTCTTGTTTTGGTGAGAAGTCTTTCATTCTTCTTTCTAGATACCATTTAGATGTTTCTTTTTTAGCATCATCCATTTCAGACTCCTTATTTAATGCACTTGCAATGTTAGATACAGCAAGTAAATTAAGGGTATTTTCCCATCCTTTTAGTTTCATCCCAAGAGCTTCATCATTGACAACCCAGTTAGAAAGTGTTTGTGGTGGTAATCCTATTGATTCACAGGCTTTATTACGAGAAAGACCAATCTCAAGAAATGGTTTAAGACTTTGGATAATTGTTTCTCTTTCTTCATTTGTCCATTCTCTTCCTTGTGCCATATTATCCTTCGCAAGACAAACAAACGTTAGGTTCTTTCCTTTTAGGTTTGTCTTCTATTACTGGGTCAGCGTTTAATCCAACCACGTGATTTATTTCTTCGTTTTTCATATTATCTATTGTGATGATACAAGACCTCGTCTATATAGTGTATATCTTTTGTTAGGTTACTAATGTCGTTTATTAAAATACCGTCTGCTTCGTAGGCTCTTGAGTTATATCCTGCTTTTCTGGCGATTTCTGTCTTTACTATAAAATTACCTGATGTGCTTGAGCCTAGATGAAATTGTGGTTTGTGGTTTCCACTCCAGGCACAGTAAGTTACATCATTTCCAGTTAGCATTTTTTCAATGAAAGTATCTTCATAGCTATCGTCTGAGTTCCACCAAGTTATGTATTCTTGTGTGGCTAGTTCAAGTCCTTTGGCTCGCTTTTCGTGTCCCCAATCGTTACGGTTTATATCTTCTACATACTTATACCCTTTAATTATACCACACTCTTGGTCTGAGTATGTGATTATTACCTCGTCTGGTTGCCTTGTTTGACGATTTAAGTTTTCTATAATCCGTTTAAGACCCTCTGGGTTTTTGTGTGATGTGATTATAACTGTGAGCATCTTCTTTTGATTTCACTACTGCTAATGTGTTTGTAGTAAGGGATATATATTAAAGTTATGTTTTGTTCGTCTAGCCAGTCTTGAGTGAAAGACATTTGTTTGTAGTAGTCTTTTATAGCCCAGTCTGTGCCTATGGCTATTACATCTGGTTTAACACTTAGTATTGTAGGCCTTGAGTCTTCGCTGTCGTTAGGTATTACACGTGAAACTATTGAGAGTAGGTGTGTTTTTCTTTCTTCATAACTAAATAGGGGTTTTTTACCTTTGTATCTTTCAATAAACTCATCTGTGTTTAAGGCGACTGTTACATCTCCTAGTTTTTTACAGTGATTTAAAAAGTTTATGTGTCCTATATGGAGAATGTCGAAAGTTCCGCCTGTGTATATTGTCATAGTTTTATAGTTTTTTCACTTCCTAATACCTTGTTACATAAAGAACATCTACATACGAAGAATTTATGTTCGCAGGTTGTTTGTTTTTTTAATAAAGATTTATGTTTTTGGCTGGCGTAAAAATCATTATCGTTTACTTGGAAATATGCGTCTTCGGGTTGCATTTATAAATAGGTTATTATAATGTATTTATTATATACAAAAAATCCCCTATTTACAATGTGGGGATTTCGTGGGGATAACTATTTAATTAGATCAACAATGAACCATATCAATAGTGTGAAGTAAACTATCTGGAATATTCTTAGTGCTGTTGTTTCTTTCATATTATTTCTCTAAATCTTGTAATACTTGTTGCCAGTGGGTTATTTGGTCTTCTAGGCAAACACGATAAGGTTCGTGCCAATCCAGAATTTTTAATAACTCATTTATCCTCTCAATCTCCCCCTTAGCTATCTTCTTTAGGAGTTCGGTGTTTTGGGAGGTGATGTGAAGTGTAATTTCATCTGAGTATTCTCCTAAGCCGAGTTTTTCTTTATACTTATCCCAGAGCTTCATTAAATTATCTTGGACTTCATTATTATGTTTTAGTAGTGTATCCATAGTTATTTAGTTAGTTCTTAGGTGTTAAAGCCTCATACATCATCTTTTTCAATTCTTCTTTTTCTTTTCCAACAATTCCTTTACTCATTAAAATTGCTCCAAATAATGCAATGTTTCCCATACTCCATTTTCCTAAATATCCATTATCTTTTCTCATATATATTATTTTTAATCTCATTAAATCCACAATCACATTCCCAGTGATTATTACGACTATCGTTATACCAGAATTTACACATTCTATGTCCTTTGTGTATTCTCCACAAACAATGCCACCAAGTTTTTATAAATCCGTTCATACTATTCTAATGATTTTAGTGATAATATTTCATTGACCCAATTCCTTTTATGGTCGTCAAGAGATAAACCTTTAGGACTCCACGCCCCATAACCTGTATATTTTTCTGGTGGAGAAAGACTTTCTATCTCCTCACGGATGGATTTTTTAAGGTCGGAGATTTGTTTATTTGCTAAATATATAGCCTCTGCGAATAATACAAGAGCTGGTCCACGTTCTTTACACCCATCTTTTGGGAAATGTAAATCAAGGTGCTCTTGTAGTTTTTCTTTAAAGTCTCTCATCTCTTCGTTAGTGTGTGTCATAGGTTATTTGATTTTCCAAATAATAAATAAAGTAGTTACTATTATTATGAAAATTATTAATCTTGCTATTAGTTCTTCTTTCATATTTTATTTATTGATCTTCAACGCAATTATTACAAACATCTGATAATCCCCCACTTTCTAAATTACTATCTCCACAAGCACTACACCTGTTTCCTTTGAGCCATTCCTTTCTTTCTTCCTCCACCCCTTTATCGTATTGAGATTTTCCGTAGGAGGTGAGGGCTTCAATCCACCAATCAGAAACTATTGTTGTTTCAATTGCCTGATGGTAACCAGTTTTTATCCCTTTTGATTTACAGAAGTCAAGATACTCTTTTACCTTCTCCTCTATTTCTTTATTGTGTGGCATAGGGTTAAATTATTTTTTCTAAATCAATAACATTATAATTGTTTGTGTCGACAGCACAATCAAAGTGAAATCCTGCTTCATAACCATCAATAGCTCTATGAGAATATTTACCTGCTCCGTGTAAGTGTCCGTGTATGTTTTTATCTACTTTTTTATATGGACTATTCTCTATATTTTCAGCGAGTATAGGCATATGGCTAAACACTATTTCCTTCCCAAAAACTCTTAATCTCATAGACTCACAAACGAAGTCCCAGCCGTGATTGTAATACCAAGAGTAAGACTTATTATCGTGATTACCTCGAATTAAAATCTTTCTTTTAAATCCTTTTGTAGCTTCCATAAACTGCTTGTGCCATTCCTCGTCTTTTCCTATGCAAATATCGCCTAAATGTATCAACACGTCACCAGATTTTTTACTCAAGTTTTTCAATATAACAGATTCATAACCACTTTCTCTGTGATTATTTTTTATTAACATATCGTGTCCAAAATGAGTATCTGTAATTAAATAATATTTCATATCCTATTCTTTACCTCCTTGTGGAGTGTGGTTTTTAATGTTACCTGTGGTGCGGGGTTAGGTTGTTAAATTATCCAGTGCATTCTTGTAAACTTTTATAGGCAAG